ACACCACAAGTATATACTCAATCATTAACAAATAATGGGCATCATACAATTCCAATTACATTTTATATGCCTGCGACTGGTGGTTATGATTTTAATTTTACAATAACAGGAGCGGTTGATAATGGGACAATTTCAACAGATGCTAATGATTTTTATAATGTTCGAATAGACCAAGTAAAAGGTACTCTTTAAAATTAATTAAATAGAATTAATTTTAATTTAACAATAATCAACAAATGCTACACCATTAACATTATTTGAATTATTTAACATAATCCATTTAGCACATAATCCATCAATCACAAAACCAAAATCACCACCTGTACCTGTCATATTAACAGAGTATTGAGAACTATAGAAATCTATACCATTTGGTGAGAATTGTACTGTTAAAATAGTAGCACCCGAAACATTACCGTATATAGTACAACTTTTAACATTTGGTAATTCAACAGCAGTAAGAGCAGTACCATTAAGCATTTGAGCTTGACCTCTGCTATTTACAATATTATAAATATTAGTTAATTTTGTATTAGCATCAGAGTCTAAAACATTTAATCTATTTGTATCAAATGACATAGAAGCTAAAGAACCGTTAGAAACTTGTTGTGTGGCTGGAAAATTAGACACAGAAACACTACCTGAAACTGGAATGGAAGCATTAACAACAGAAACTCTCAGACCATCATTATCAATAAAAGAAGAATTAACACTGTTTAAATTAATATTTAAATTATCTAAACTATCAAAAGAAAGCTTATCTAATTGAGAATTTACGACTGTTAATTCACTATTTGTAATATCAACATCTAAACTTGAATTTGTAATATTTGCGTCAACTGAACCGCCTAAAGTTAATGAACCTCCAACTCTAACACTACCATCTCCATTAAGTGGTCCAGTAATAGCGACATTAGAAGTAGGACAAGAACCAGAATTATTAAATGTAGGAACAGATTTATAGATAGTTTGAACATTTAAAACAGTCATATCACCGTCTGTTGCGTCGACTTTTAATCTAAAATATCTATCATTTACAGGTATTTTATAAAATTGTGTTTCTATATTTGCGTCAATTACTTGAGATGTATCATAATCAACTGTTAATTTATCTTGAGAATAAATATATGTAAGTGTATATCCTACATCACATTTAATAGATATATTGATTTCAGCAAAATCTAAAATATTATCATATCCCTTTCCTAAAAAAGAACCATTCGATAGAAGAGGAACTATAGTAGAATTGTTTAAAGATAAACTCATTATATAATATATATTATGATATAAATTTTATATTATAATATTATATGGATAAAGTAATTAAAAACATATATACTCAAGATTTAACAGGTCAAGAAGTAGAGATTACAACAAATGGAAATTGTCCGGTTCATTTATATAAAGATTTAAGAAATTTTAGTCATATTAGAGAAGTAATAGGTTCACATAATGCTTGTATTGTATTATTTCCTGTAAAATCATCATCAGATGGTCATTGGATTGCTATATTATATCATCCAGATACAAATACTGTTGAACATTTTGACCCATATGGCTTTAGTTGGAATCAAGAATTACAATATTCAGAAGACACAAAATGGACTCAATATAATCTATTAGGTAAGTTTTACGAAGAAGCACAGCAAAAAGGATATAATGTTATTTATAATCCATATAGATTTCAAAAATTAAAAACAGGAATAAATACCTGTGGAAAACATTCATCAATGAGGGCAAGATTTAGATATTTAAATATCGAACAATATAAGAAACTTATGATGGGACAATCACAAGACCCAGATTATCTCGTCACAATATTAACTTTTATAACACTTAGAGATAATCAACAAGAAAAAGAAATAATAGAAAAAATAGTAAGTAAATAAATTAAATGAGTTGATATGCAGTACATTCATATTTTAACACAAAAGAACCTAAATTTATAATATGGTCAGAATCCAACATTTTAACTAAATCACAATATATAAAATCAGCAGAGTGAAAAGGTCTATGTGTACCACTATATATTTTATTATATTCTGAAACTAATTGTTTCGAAATAGTATAAATAGAACATCTTAAATCATCTCTGGCTATACTTTTTTCTCTATATGTTTTATTAAAATCTTCTTTATTATCACAATTCATATGATTAAATACTTTCTCGTTTGATATCTTAACGAGTTCTATTAATTCTTTTTTACAGTTTTCAACAAGAGTTTTTAAAGTCATTTTATATATAATAAATTTAGAAAAAAATATTTTTATACTTAATTTTTAAAAACAACCAAATCGTTTTTTCTTTTCAGGTTTTTGATAATCTAATTTAGTAAAACCATAACAAGCATTAACAAATAATCTTAAGAAATCAGGTAATATTTTATCTATATATTCTTCTAATTCTTTTTTCTCTTTTTTTTTACAATATATTTTAATAAATCCATATGTATTAGCAGTATTGGCTTTTATATCTTTATTACCATTATGAAAGTATCTATATAGTTCAACTGTGGTAATTAAAAGATTATCTAATCCTAATTCTTTACCTCTAAGCATCAATGAAAACTGTAATTCAATCATAGTATAAACTTCATCCGAAAACATTTGAAAATCAATTCTTATAATTTAAGTATAGAAAATATTTTTTTTATATTATTATTATATAATGAAATTTTATAATGCCGACGATTCGTTTAGTGTGTCTAAAGTAAAAGATATATTAGATACTAAATATTCAACAGATTTTAAAAGAACAAAACAATTCTCTATATTTGATTTGAGAGATGAGATTACAAAAATATTCGCTGAAGTAAAAAAAAGAAATAATACAAAAGATAAATATCCTACAACTATGGTAGGAGAGAATAAGTTTCTTAAAGCAAAAGAATACTATGATAAAGGTTATGATGTATTATTCTGTTTTGAATTTACAGATGGTATATATTATTATCAATATTGTGATGAGAAATTAGAGGTTAAACTTGGTGGACGACGAGATAGAGATAGACCAGAATATAAAAATTACGTTTATATACCTATACAAAAATTAAAGAGATTAGATGCACCTCAAGTTAGAGCAAGATGTGCTAGTTGTGATTCTGGTAAATCTATACAATTATCTCCTTAATTATATCATTCATTTCTTTTAATTTATCTTCCATTTGTTCTTTTATACACATAAGTTCGTTTATTGCTGATTGTAATTCTTGAATTCTCATATCTTTTTCAAATATATTAACTTTTCTTTTACATCTAGCACAAGATAGGTCGAATCTATGTTTACCATAACATTCACAAAACCGTAGGTCACTGATATTATCCATTATAATATAAGAATATAAAAATATTTTCTATACTATAATTATATGGAAGAATTAAATATTAGTGAAGAAATTATAGAAGAAGCTAAATTATTATGTCCTTATCATCCTACTATAGGAAGTGCTGGTTATAAACGTATGAATAGATGGAAATATATGTATTATAAAATGAATGAGCAAGAACGTCAAAAAATAAAAATAAATCATTATACAAATAAAATATGTGATTTAAAACGTCGTCTTAATTATTTAGAGTTAGAAATTCCTAGAATAGTAAAAGAAATAGAAGAATCACAAAAAAAATTAGATGAATTATAAAACCTTTACAGCGTTCTCAGTGATAATAGTTGTGGGAAACGACCTTTTGACAACAGCCCATCTACTTGGAACATCTCTAAGATATTCTAATTGGTCTTTTGTAAAACCATAATATCTTTTACATAAATTAGAAATCGCTGAGAAATTAGATTTTGGGAACAATACAACCTCATCAGATTCATTTAATATAATTTTTGTTCTATCATTAGCTAAAATAACGTGATGTACAGCAATTGTAGTTATATTTGTTGGAGCTCTGCCTATTTCATAACATTGGTCTCTAAAAACTCTAACAGCATTATTTATTCTTTTGTCAGTAATACTTTCAATATCATCAAAACAGCATATAGAGTCCTTAAATTCAGAAACATCTAGAGGGTCTTTTAGGATACTGTCATCTATTTTTACATAATGAAGATTTTTTATTTTTTTAAAAGCAGGGTCATCTAATTTAGGAGAGAATATGTAAATTTTATTATCTTTATAATATTCGGTATATTTTTTAAAAAAATGACTAATCCAAGTAGATTTACCAACACCAGCAGGACCAAATACAGCTATACGACTACTTTCTGCCATAGGTATAGGTTCGATTTTAGCAACTCTAGGGTCAACTTCTAGATATTT